ATTGTGGCAAGACAGGTATCATCAGTATTGACGAAGACCAGCTATTCAAATGGCTATCAGGAAGTCTTATTCAAGAAGCATTCCCCAATATGCCAATCCCCATCAGAGAACAGTTGATGAGTGGCATACATCCAGAATGCTGGGAGCAAATCTTTGCTTTTGCTGAGGAGGACTAGTGAGAATAGAAATTTGTGAAACAAACTATTCTGATTCACCAGTAAGTAATAACACTTGGGACTTAATGATAACTACGTATGGGCAAACTCAAATAATCCCAATGAACAAAACAGCAGGCGATGCCCTAAATTATTTGGTTGGTCTTTATCCCAATAGTAATCTACAAGTAGATATAATTCCATTGGGAGAAAACAAGGAGGACTAATGGCAACAGTCTACATAGCTACAGAATGTATGAAGTGTGGCAGTGCTATACAAATCAAACAAACAGACTGGTCCGAGTCCAGCGCATACTGCTATCCGTGTGCTGCGACTAAGTTCTACTCAGCAGAAGAGTACAAGTAAGGAGACAGCAATGAGTGCCTTCACCCATCACTCATCACACGACAAGCAATATACAACTGAAGTCACCGTCAAGTGGTACATCAGAACCACCTCGCCACACGAACCAGGTGAAGTAGAACACGAGATAGAAAAGACAATCAACAGATGGCTTGACAGAATACCAGAGCGTTTCCAAGAAGTAGCAGATGAAGAGATAGACATCATCACAGAAGAGGAGTAGCTATGAACTACACCATTGAAATCAAATACAGCACAACAGACTCACATAACTACGAGTTACTTGATGATGTAGTAATGATTATCAAAAGGATGATGCCGTATATGGCAGATAATGTCCAGGTAAAATGGACTAGCAATGGAGCTGACTGGTTTAAAGCTGATTCTGTTCGTTACAAGGAGGACTAATGGAACAGCTAGTAGTTGAAGTTTATGGACTGACACCAGTCCAGTCTTGGGCATTGCTTATAGGACTGACATATCTAACCTGGAAGGTAGTGCGATGGTACGTGTCAAGCAAGCTCTAGCCGTAGTGATGGCGTGGTACATTTCAGTATGGGCAAACCTCATACACTTCCCAAGCCAAGCCTATGTAGTTGCAGTAGCTACTCGTATACAAGAAGAAGAGTGGTTACAACAGAGCACCATTATCGAGTGGGACAAACGCTTATCAAAAGCATATGCGAAAGCATTGATGAAACATTTGTATCCACATTGGGACCGCAGCGAGTTCCGTGCACTTGCCAAACTATGGGGCAAAGAGTCAGCGTGGAATCCACAAGCTGACAACCCAAACAGCACAGCATTTGGCATACCACAACTACTGAACTTACATCCTGATACGCCAGCCCCCACACAGATTGAGCGGGGGCTGGCGTATATCCAGCACCGTTATGACAAACCGTCAGTTGCTTGGGCGCATTGGAGGACATACGGATGGTACTAAGTTTTGAAGAGTGGCAAGAACTAGAACAGTTAAAAGAACAAGAGCTAGCAGTTTGGGAACAGCTCAGACAATCAGTAGAGAGAGTTGCTACGTCAACATATGACGCAGTATACAACGCACAAACAAAGGAGATATGATGGCAAAAAGCAAGGCTATCAATGTAAAGATAGCAACTACCAAAGTAATCAAAGCACTAGAAACAAAGTTGGCACAGGTCAAGAAAGACTATGCAGAACAAGATGTTAACGAAGCAAAGTATGAGAAAGCTCAAGAAAAATGGAAGAAAGAAGTAGGTAAGTGGGCTATTGACCGCTTCTCAAAGGCAGAAAATCTCAGAACAAACTATCGCTCTTGGAACAAAACTCTCAATGTAGATTTTGACCTAACAGTTAGCGAGAATGATTTTCCAGCTGAACCAATACGAGACTTCGATATTATTCCAGACTGGCTATATAAAGATATGGTAGAAGAGATTGAGAATGCTATCCGTATTCTCAAGATGACGGATGAGGAAGTTATTAATACCTCAACCTACAATTCAGTAGCAAAATACCTATAAGAAGGAGACAAACAAATGGAGACAGCAATACTAAATAATAATGAAATCATCTATCCATTCGAGTGGGATGGTAGAAGGTTTCAATCACGAGTACTTACTCATTCAGATATATTTATATCAGCAGTCACTACTGGTGTAGATACATTTATTAGCTTCAATCAAGAGTGCTTGAGTGAGTTAGTTGGCGAAGGCAAAGACCTTGACTTCATCAAAACCAAGCTAATAGAAATCAATGAAGGTGGCAGTAAAGCATTCATTGAATTGGTAGAGGAATAACAATGACAACAATGGTAGCTAACGTTCCTAAAAAGAATATGTCCAACTGGTTGAAGGCTGGCACAGCAGTGACAGCAACATCAGCCAGTGAAGTAGCCAGTCAGGCAGGTCTTGACTGGTCAGTATCTCTGCACGACTTGAGTGCTTCATACCAGATTCCAGGTGGTGGAGCACCAGTAAACATATCTATCAACAACAAGTTTGGTGTCATCAAGACAACACCATTCGGTGATGTCACAGGCATCGGCGTAGTTGGTGGCAGGTATCAGGTCTTCCAGAACTCAGAGATATTCTCAGCCCTTGATGGCTTGATAGATTCTGGCGAAGCAAGATATGCAGCAGCTGGTGAGTACGATGGCGGTGCCAAAGTATGGATGTTGCTACAAATTCCAGGAGAGATTGTTATTGGTGATGACCCACACGCAGCATTTATCTTGGCTAAAACCAGCCACGATGGCAGCAGTTCAGTTGTTATCAAGCCAATCATCGAGCGGTTATGGTGTGCTAATCAAATCAATAAGATATACAACACTAAGAATGCATACACCTATACCCTCAAGCACACATCAGGCAATCAGCTCAAGCCAGCAGACATCAGTAACATCTTGAAGCTGTCATACGACAACATAGAGACATACAAGAATGTAGCTGGTCGTCTGATTACTCGGCAGACTAGCCGTGAGAATGCATTAGAATACTTCAAGAAAGTATTTCCATTGCCAACTCAGGTTGAGAATACACACCCAAGTATGCTTACCGCAGGTGAGAAACGACAACTTAGCCGTGCTCAGATAGCAAGGGCAACAGCTCTTAACATCTATGAGAACAGCCCAACACAGGCTAACATCCGCAATACAGCATTCGGTTTGTGGCAGTCAGTCATTGAATACACAGACCATAACGGCAAGCGTAATGCTGCAGAGCGGGCTATCAAGGGAGCCAGCGATGCCATCAAAGTCAGAGCATTGGAGCTGCTTGAGGTATGAGTTTCTTAGATAACCTTGACTCATTCACAGTCAACAAAATCTATGACGCTATGGCTGAACAACTATTTCAGAACTGGATAGCCAGTTGGGATGACCAGTTCATACTAGATAGACAGCTAGCCCACAACTCTGGTGATGCTAGAGTGAAGGCTCTATTCAACGAGCACTATGAACTAACCCCAGATGATACAGATTATCTTAAGTAAGGAGACAAAGATGGAACTGTTATATACAGATGATAAAGGTGAGACTACCAAGTACACCGCAGATATGCTTATCAATGCTATCAAAACCAAAGAACTATTTAATAAAGAGAATACTAACCTAACTGAAGAACTCAAAAGAATATACGATAAGCTAAGTACAATTCGTGGAGCTGTCTATGACTTCTTCAATGAGCGGTATGAAACTGGCACAACAACTATTGAATGTGAAGTTGATGATGTTAACCAGTTGTTAGAACATATTGGTTCTACTAAGCTGAAGCGTTTATTCCAGGTAAGTGGAACTGTCTCATTTGTCATTGTTGGTGTAGAAGCAGAGAGTTCAGATGACGCAGAGACACAGGTGATGGACTACCTCAACTACGAATGGAGTGGTAACGAAGGCGAAGTTGCCGAGTGGGATGTAGAAGTAAGCCGAGCCAGAGAAGAGTAACCACTAGCTCTCAGATGGTATAACGTGGTACCATTTGAGTAGAGACGTTGCCCAGGATTTGTGTCTCCTTCTTCTGGGCAACGCTCGTTAAGGAGAGCAATGGCAGAAATAGAACGCGATAGGTATGGACGACCATTAGTTGTCCCGCCAAAAGGCGGTAAGCCAATCGCATATACAAGAGCTACAACAATAGCTAACTCATTAGATGACCCATCAGCACTTGTTGCCTGGAAAATGAGGATGGCAGCCATAGGTTTAACAATGCGCTCAGATATTCTATTGTCTATCAGCGCAGCACAAGATGACAAGATGGCAGTCAATGCTTATGTTGAAGAAGCAATGGAAGTAGCGGGTGCTAAGACACAAGCTAACATCGGCACAGCAATACACGCACTAACAGAAAAACTAGATTTGGGACAGGAGATTGGTCCAGTTCCAGAGCAATGGGCTGCTGATATAGTCGCATACGAGCAGACCACTGCACAACTAAATATAAAAAGAATAGAACAGTTCTGCGTCTTAGATAAGTTCAAGATAGCAGGAACACCTGACCGATTGGTTGAATATAAAGGCGAACTATTCATCGCTGATATTAAGACTGGTCGTATTGACCATCCCAATAACATAGCAATGCAGTTAGCAATCTATGCACACGGTCTGCCGTATGATATTGATACGGCATCCCGTGGCAGTTGGGGTGACGTCAATCTACAGAAAGCAATCATCATCCACCTACCTGCAGGTCAAGGTCTATGCAAGTTACACTTCATAGATATTGAAGAAGGTTGGAAGGGTGTACAGTTTGCAATGCGTGTAAGAAAATGGCGAGACAAAAAAGGTCTCGTTACCCAATTCGAATAGGGAGACAATGAATCACACAGAAGCACCAATCAGTATCACAGTCAAAACAGCAGCGGGTAGTTTGGTTACAGTCCGTGCATCAAGTGGTGAAGAACTAGACCAAGTAGTAGCTCTTGCTCTAGCATCCATCACTTCAGCAACTCAAGAGCTTGAGTCAGCAGTTCGTGGCACAGTTAGCCCTATGTCTACAGCTCAAGTAGCTCAGTCTCTCGGCGCTCACATTGTCGAGAATCATCCAACATCTGCACCAGCAACATCCATTCCATCTATTGGTGGGCGTGGTTGTCCTCACGGAAAGATGACAGCAATTCAAGGCACAGGTAAAGACGGTAGAATCTATCGTGGTTACTTTTGTCCAGCACCGAAGGGTGCTCTAGATAAATGCAAGAATCAGTATGTCAATGCTGGTTCTCCCGAGTGGAGTACATTCGTACCTGACCAGGTGAAATGAAAACATTAACTCGTTCGATTAAGAAAGCAGAGGTGGGTGGCGAACCATTGCCGCCCGCCTTTGCGGCATTTGAGCGGGCAGGGATAATCCTGCGTCGAGCAGAAGTGACAGTTATTGCTGGCACTCCAGGCGCAGGTAAATCCTCTATTGCTTTGGCTATTGCAGCCAAGACAAAATTTCCAACCCTATACTTCTCAGCAGACACCAATGCACACACAATGGCAATGCGCCTTATCGCTATGACCAGTAAAGTAACACAGCAACAGGCAGAAGCATTGCTCAAGCGTGAGCCACAAAGAGCAGATGAGATACTGCAAATGAACAGTCATCTCTTCTGGTCTTTTGAATCAACTCCAACTCTTAAAGATTTGGATGATGAGGTGTCTGCATTTGAGACAGTATGGGGTAGAAGCCCGACACTTATAGTGGTTGACAACTTAATGGATGTAGCAATGGATGGCTATGCAGAATTTGAGGGTATGAGAGCAGCAATGAAAGAGCTCAAGTATCTAGCAAGAGATACCAATGCTGCTGTCTTAGTGCTACACCATACCAAGGAAGGCTTTGATGGATTTCCTTGCCAGCCACGCAGTGCCATTCAAGGTCTAGTCAACCAGATACCAGCAATGGTACTAACTATAGGTCAGCAAAAACAAGGAGACGATACGTATCTATGTGTAGCCCCAGTCAAGAACAGATATGGCAGGGCAGACCATACAGGTAATAACTATGTCACTCTTTCTTTTAATCCTGACTCTATGTTCCTAGATGATGTACAAATAAAGTATGCACAGGAGATTATGTATGGAGATTAAAGTGTGGGAAAACTCTTATACCAAAGAAGATATCGAAGTATTACTAGGCAGAGCATTAACTGATGGGGAGTGGGAGATTGTTGTAGATGAGCTATATAACAGTGACAAACTATATGAGTTCATTACGACAGAGGTTATGAATATAGTTCAGGACGCACTTGAGTAGTGCATCCAAGCGTAAGGGTAGTAAAGCCGAAAGAGATGTAGTTAACTGGCTTAAGGCTAATGGCTACCCTTATGCAGACCGCCGAGTAGCAGGAGCAACCCTCGATAAAGGAGATATCTCGGGTGTGCTCGGCGTCACAATAGAAATAAAAGACCACAAAAAGATGGACTTAGCTGGATGGATAGCAGAATTAGAAATAGAACTAGCCAATGATAACGGCTGGACAGGTGCAGTCATTCACAAGCGCAAGGGTAAGACAGATGTGGGTGAATGGTATGCAAGTATGCCAGCCAAGATTTGGATTCAACTAATTAGAAAGGCGATGGATGGAAAAACATAGTATCCGCGCTTACCTAGAGTATGTTGGTGCCAGCGTTCCTTATGGAACTGGCTGGCGTAAAATGAAATGTCCATTCCACGGAGACAAACACGCTTCAGCTGGAGTTGATGAAGAGAAATGTAAGTTCAAATGCTTTGGCTGTGAAGCCAGTGGTGATGTTTATGATTTGATTATGTACAAGGAAGGAGTCAGTTATAGTGAGGCTATCCAGTTCGCAGAGACAATTTCTCCTACAGGCAACACAGGAGTACGCAACAAACCTCCACTTGGCAGAAGAATATCTGGCAACGAGAGGACTGTCGGTAGAAGAGGGGAGACAGTTCCATCTAGGGGTAGTCGCTACTCCCTTACCGAGTCACGAAAGCTACGCGGGTAGATTATCTATTCCATACATCACCCCGACAGGTGTAGTTGATATTAGATTCCGTAGCATTTTGCATCAAGAGCCTAAATATATGGGTATACCTGGAGCTAAAACTACAATGTTCAATGCTCAAGCAGTACTAGTTTCAGGTGACTTCATCTGTGTTACCGAAGGTGAGATTGACTGTATTACGACAGTCGTCAAAACAGGCTACCCAGCAGTCGGCATACCAGGTGCTAATAACTGGAAGTCTTTCTATACTAAAATACTAGATGACTTTGAAACAGTAATAGTCCTTGCAGATGGAGACAATCCAGGTCTAGAGTTTGGTAAAAAAGTAAGTCGTGAGTTAGGTAATGTTAGTATTATACAAATGCCAGAAGGGCACGATGTTAATAGCATTGTTATTAAAGAAGGCAAGGAGTGGCTTAGTGACAGAATCAGACGATGCGTACATAAATGACGAAGGTGTATATGTATGGGAGTTTATTGAGAATAACCAACAGCTATTAGGTATACCAATAACAGAAGAAAAGTCATTAGATTTATTGGGAGCCTTACGAGGAATTAGAATAGCAATAGAAAAACCTAATCTTGAAGAAGCCAGAATAATGTTAGATAGCGTAGCTACTGCTTTAGTAGCTGCAGTTCAAGGATACGGCAACAAAATAGTAGAAGAAATAATTGTTGCCGAAGCTATGGAAGAACTAGATAGTAACCTGAAAGGAATATTAGATGAAGGACAGTAAGCATTTAGATGAAATCCTAGCCGACCTCAAGGTAGTTATGATTAGAAAGCACCAAGACTATGGTCCTTACAACATAGCCCACGCCCCAGGTGGGGCTATCAATGGGCTGATAGTCAGGATGCACGACAAAATGGAACGGCTCCAGCACCTTTACTTCAACCGCAAAGGCGACACGCCCAACTATGAATCCCTAGAGGATACCCTCAAAGACTTAGCCAACTATGCTATAATCGGACTATTGGTACAAAGAGGACAATGGGAAGGCACGGATGCAGGAGTATCTAGAGGAGTATGACACGCTGGTATCAGCACTTGCTGCTGAGTACCATCGTAAATATTCTATGGTTGAGCAAGACGACATTGCTCAAACTCTCTGGATATGGTTTGTAACCCACCCCAATAAATACAAAGAATGGTCTAGCCTTGAACAAAAGGATAGAGATAAGTTAATAGCTAAGTCACTTCGCAACGCAGCCATCTCCTACTGCGAACGAGAGAAAGCTCGTGTGGTCGGATACGAGCTGATGGACCTCTACTATTATGACTCCTCAGTAGTAGAGGTCTTTCTACCATCTATTATCGGCGAGTCCTATGAAATACCAGCCAAGATTAAAGACCTAAACTTTAAGTTCTCCAAAGAAGAATCATCTAATGATGGCAACAACTGGCTAGCACTCAGGTCAGATATAGCCAATGCTTTCTATAAACTAACAGAAGTCAAACAGAATGTGCTTCGGGCTAAATACAGTGCCGAAAATATAGAATGGATACAGTTAGGTCAGGAACTAAATACCAGCCCAGATGGGGCACGGATGAAAGTTCAACGAGCAATCAACTCGCTTATTAAACATCTCGGTGGTTTTAGACCATACTCAGATACAGATGATGAGCCCCAAGAACAAGCCGAGCCAAGCAATGAGTGAGTCAAGAGACATTCGTGACTTAATGCATCACGGTAATTATGATAGGTCTTTAGACTTGCGTGGTATACCTATGCGTCAATGTGTTTGTGGCTGTGAAATTTTCTTAGCTCTTATTTCATTTGACAACAACAACGAAATAACGTTTTACTTCCTCGATGGAGAGTGTGTCTCTTGTGGTTCTCTAGTCACGCTCCCTACCCCATTAGATAATCAGGAGGATTAATGCGTTTCTCTAATCCAGCAAACTGCGCTGGCACAGATGTAAATGATTGGTTTTCAGAGGGTAATAAAGTCTATGAGAATAGAAAGATATTAGAACGTATATGCCAACCTTGTGAAGCAAGGATGGAGTGTTTGCAGTATGCATTAGAGAATGCAGTCGTAGGATTCTGGGCTGGCACATCAGAAAAACAACGCAGGATTTTACGCAAAGAACTCAACATCATACCTACTACCTTATTGGAGAGCTACAGTGCCTAGTAAATCTAGCTTTGACTTGGACTTTTCTTACGGTAGAAAAGGCGAACAGCTTGTAGAAGAACTACTCACCGATGGCAAGAGGGTCGAAGTCAAGCGAGATAGAAAGTGGCACCTCACAGGTAATGTTTATATAGAGACAGAGTGTTTCTTTACCAAGAACAATGCTTGGGCACCATCAGGATTATCGGTTACAGAGGCAGAGTATTGGGCATTTGTCCTCAAGAGGACAGTCTTGATGCTACCTCTTGATGTAGTCTGGTACGCAGTCAATAACTTTGGCAGAGATATAACCTGCGAGATACCACCCAACATATCTAAAGGCTATCTAGTCAAAGTCGTAGACCTTATAGAGGCAACCAAACAGGTTTCTGTAGTGCAAGGGGAAGGCTCTACAGAAAGCAAAAAGACCCCCGCTCTGGAGTAATCTATCCAGAACGGGGGCTTTCGTGCCTTACAGAGCCCTTCTAGGGCTTTTTATAGGGGTATTTAGGGTTACTTCTTACGCCCAAATTCCTTAGCAGATGGGTCTAACCACTTGAGAACAGGACCAAGGAAGCCAGCTAGAGCAGCAGTACCTAGCACCTTGAGGTCAGTCTCACCAGCCAGATACAGTGCAATAGCAGCAGCCGCTGCAGCACGGAACCAAGTTAGTGATACTTGCTTGAGTTGTTCTTTCATTAGTCCTCCTTTGGACTGGGTTTTTTCTTCTTTGCTCTAGAAAGTTTAGCCTTGATTTTGTTTATGGATTTGGGCTTTCCAAGCCAGGGGAACCAGGGTCTAACATCGTTGGATTTGGAGCTGAAGATTGAGATATGAAGATGTTTATTATGGGGATTGCTTCCTGTGTATTTTCTTTCTCCCATTGTGTTTGAGAATATTTTTCCTTGGAAGATAAGATAGGCAACCCGTCTATCTTGTTTAAGTTTCTCGTATATTTCACAGCAGTCTATCCCGTTTTTAGGGTCGTGGGTAAGGTCTGCTGCAAGACCAAGGTTATGGTCAGAGTTAGGATTCTGTTTGATATGAGCTCGGGACGGCAGGAGTCCATCTGAGGCTTTCTCTCGCTTCGGCGAAATCGCTGTTGCTTGTTTGAGCACAGCAATTGCAGCAGGTGTGGCTTTCATTACAACAAGTTTCATTCATCGTCCTCGTCCTCGAATAAATCATCATCTGGAATGTTAGGGCTAATCGGTGCTAGCCAAGGATTATCAAAGATACTCATCGTGATAATACCTGTTTTACTAAGTCAGTTAGGAACTCAACCTTCTCATCTAGTCTGTCAACTTTATCCTTTATTGATGACCCGCCATTGGGCTTTAATTCGTTGAGGTAATGTTTAACTAACCATCTAACTGCAGTTGCTACACCAGTTGCAATGGTCATTACGGCTACGGCTAAACCAGCCCAATCAGCAGGAGACATTATACGGTCCTTATGGTCATAGTAAGAACTCCACCAAACCCATTAAATTTTTTACTAGGTGGTGTAGCTCTAGTGAACGATATTTTTTCTATCACTACTTGGCGGGATTCGCCAGTAGTCAAATCTTGCCACGTTAATACGTCGCCATTTTGTTCAATGTTTTCCAATGCTGAGAGTCTATCCAATGCTCTGCCATCATAACCAACTTGAACATTGTATCTATCTGTTTCGCTGTCATAACAAAAGACTGAGAACTGAATAATCCTTTGCCGCGGGGTAGCAATTGTAGACTTGGCTTGATAGCCCTTAAAGGTTGGTCCTTTTGTGGTATCTGAACTGTCTCTAGAAAGAGTAAATTTGTAAGCTAGATATTCCTGCGGAGAGGATGGATTTGATGTTGTTACTTCTGGAGCTCCGACTGAATTATTATATGTAATGTAATCATACTGTGTGCCATCTTCAGTAACTGAAGAAAGAGTCATAGACCCGTAATCAAACTCACCTCTACCAATAAGACGCTTAAAGTTTTTTGGCTCAAGAGTTGAATACCTAATAAAGCCAGTCTTAAGATAACCCGAAGCTACTTTGACAGATGCAGATTCAATCCATACACCATTACCAGCAATAGCAAATGCAACTCTATCAGTATTTCCCAGGAAAGCTACAGACAAAGCAGTAGCAGAAGTAACTCCGCTAGCAACTACATCCCAAGCATATGCAAATCTTAATGGTTCAATCTGTGCAGATAGGTCTATGCGTATTAATCCAGCTTCAGTACCTACCACTCCAGATATATAAGCAAATCTATCTCTAAATACAACTCTATTAAATACACCCTCGACTATGAGTGGACCATAATTAATAGTTCCGTCTTCACCCATAACAGCTATTCGAACACCTTTGCTAGTACAGATAGCCATATAAGAACCAAGATAGGTTTTTATATCATTGACTACTTCACCATCAGGAAAGTCGGCTACAACTGTGGGAATATTTAAACTTGGAAAACCAAGGCTAGTACTTGTAGCAGTACTTAGAGTAGACATAAAGATGCTACTAATATTGCGTAACTTGCCAGAGTAATAAATAGCACGAGGACCCTCTGCTATGGCAGTCCAGGTCCAAGTAGTATTGGGATGAGTAAAGATAGCAGTAGGTAAAGATGTTGTGGCGTGGCTACCATTAGGAGTTATATTGGGATTTAACTCATAAAGTTTATTATCAACACCAGCCATAAGCCGTTGTTTAACATATGCAATAGCAATAGCAGTTGCTGCACTAGTAGCATAGGTAGTTCCATCATTGGTAGTTCCACCCAAGTTACCAATGTGAATGGCGGTATTATCAGCAGCATAATACTTAGTACCATCTGTTGTTACTGCAGAAAATACAGCCGTATGAGAAGTAACAGACAAAGTATATGTAGTAACAGAAGAAGTATCAGCAGACATAGTAATCTTTTTTAATGTTGTATCGTCAGCCACTAATAACATATCATTAGTGCCATCATTAGCACCAGCTATAATTGGTGTGCTAGTAGATGCAACAGATGTATAAGCTCGTGTAGTTGTATTGAGTAATGTTACCTGCCCCTTGGTCCAAACATCTAAACCACTTGATTCATTGTATCTATACGCTACAGTCTCACCAGCAGATGGGTCATAAAAATTAATACCAGTCCCATTATGGAATGAAGATTGACTTCTTATCCACCAACCAGTAAGGCTCTGTTCTCCAGGCTCTGTACCATTATCAAACTGGTCTTTTCTAAATGGAGCTGTTTCTCTTAGATATGGACGTTCATCATTTGTAGCGTAGAAAAAAGGTTGACCGCCAATGGCTACATCATAAGCTTCTTTGGTATTTTGCCAGATAGCCGAACTAGATACAATACCGACATCAAAAGCAATAGCTCTATTAGACCGACCTTCGGTAATATCTCTAGTCATTCTTCTCCTTCTGTGGTATACCTATAGAATCTAAATCATCTATATGGTCATCAATCGTTCTTAATATCGGCACTATCTCTGTTAGCAGATTCATTAGCTAGTCGTTCCTTTAATTGCTCGTGTGCCCAATACAATGCATAGTAATCAAAGTCAAGACTAAATCTTTTAATGTGCTTGACTAGGGCTCCTGTGTGAGCGTGTAGCGGAACACCAGCTTCTTTCATCTTGCGGAAAAAAATAATGTCCTCGCCAACAAAATGGTCATCATCATTGCTGGCTGCAGTCTCGGTAAAGAATGAGACGTTGCCGTGCTTTTCTCTCATTTTCGTAATGACTGACTTATGCATCATAACAAAACCAAAACCAGCTTGGTCTATCTGAACAACTTCATTCTCTGGTAGAGGATGAAGATAACTAATCTGAAACTCAGAGACATTATTAAATAGTGCTGGGAAGGGTCGCATTAGCGAACCCTCTGGTTGCTTAGATATAAAATAAACACCAGATACTACTGGTCTAGCCACTTTGTCAGCTGTCTTCCACAGCTTAGCCATAGCGTCTAACGTCAGAACAATGTCTGAATCTACCCATAGTAGCCAGTCAGTCTTCATCTTGTCAGCCCAGTGGTCGAACAAGACTTGGCGTTGTCTGCCAATCTGGTTACCTTGAACTCGGATACTGGTGTGTATTGGCATACCATTGCCAGGTCCTGCAATAACTGCAGTCATCAAACCTTCGGTAAATTTGCCATCGGTTGTTCCATTATCGCACCAACCAATAGCAACAGTTTCTTGTCTCTGAATCATTATATTCCCCTGTCGAAGTTAATCCATTCTTGAGTTATTCTGTCCCAAGAATACCTTTCGTTAATGGATGAAACCTGTTCTTCAGGGTTCCATTCCCCTTTATATATTTTTTCTAATGCTAAATTTAAAGCTCCTGTGAATACTGCTTGGTGTTTTCCCATATCATCTAGAAACTCATAGATAATACCTCTGCCATCTCCCACCTCGGGCAGTGCACCCAAGTCAGGATAAACACAGAGGTTGCCAGCTGATTGGTTCTCAGCTAGCGAGAGACAGAATGTCTCAAGGTAGATAGATGGATAGGCAAGGATGTGGGAGTTCTCTACCGCCTCCATAACTGTACGCTTAGGAGTCTTCCAATAGAACCGCACACGCTTGTCGATGGTGTCTTGGTCATCGGTGTAGTGCAGGTCTGGGTTGTAGTCGTTATAGACTTCTAGCCTGAAGTCAAAGTCAATAGCCTTGAGGCTGTTCATCAGGATAGGTAGCCCACGATAGGCACTTGAAGTGTGAACTATCTTGACCTGCTTGACCCTATCGAACTTGTCTGGTCGGTAGGTCAGAGGAAAGATAGCGTTAGGTATTACCTTAATCTTATCCAGAGGCAGGTTCATCTCTTCTGCTGTCCAGAGCTTATGCCACATAGACGGCACGATGATATAGGCAATCTTGTCCAGAACGGACTGATGTCCCAACACCTTCTCGATATAATCAGGATTGAACTGCGACTTTGTATTGTGAAGCCAGAAGATAACTTCTCTTCCATCCTTCTCTACCCCATTGGAATCAAGTGTGATTCCTGGAGCTAGCATACAAAGGTACTTCTCCATATTGACCATATGTGGAAGGACTAACTTCTCCCACGTTCTAGCCATATATTCGGTACCGCCATAGACTTCCTTGGCGTATACGAATGGCATTTCCATAGTGTCCCCTTACTATGTTAAAAAAGAAGTAGCTTAGCTTCTTCCTCTGTGATTCCCAAACGGTCTAACAAGGCTTTTCTTTGTTCTTTTCTTTGTTCTTCATCTATTCTGTCTTGTTCAATAAGTCTTGTTATTTCGTTAGTTATTTCTTCTTGAGTAGGAATAACTTCTGGTTGCACAATCCATTTAATTGTTGAATAATCGTCATTTTCGTAACTAAACTCTGCGCTGGGGCAAAGTGACCAAATAGCCCTGCTTAAACTTGACATTATGCTGACACCTCCATAGCGATTATTGATGACATTGTTGAACCATTTTGAGCAATCATTAGATTGCTGTTTGCTGTAGTATCAACTTTCACCTGAATCTTATATGTTGTTGAACTAGTAGTCGCAGGACTGTCTAGATATGAGATAGCGATAGGTTGTTCGTGTTGATTGTTAGTTATATCGCCAGTTGCAGTTTCCGAAAAATATGATGCAATATTATTACCACCACCGGCACTATTTCCCCAGATTTCCGTTGCACCCCGCACGAGGATTAAGTAGCCAGCGCGGCTATTTGAACCTCGTTCGTGTCTCAACTGTTGGGTGGCAATAACCAAAACTTTACTTGATGTGCTTGATGGCGTAATAGATACTGATAAACCTGTATCAGTAAAACTGGACGATGCAATAGTAGTAGATGTGGTATAGGTTGCTTGCACTACTTGCAAAATTTTTCCGCCTGCTGCAGGAGCAGCCCACTTAAGTCCAGTGCTTTCGGCTGAGTCAACGGAAAGAAGATAACCAGCAGTAGAAGCAACGCTAAGTTTGCTGAAAGTATCGGCACCAGTACCAACTATTAAGTCA